GCATCGGCGTGCCTTTTTTGAAGATGTCGGGGAAGAGGTTCTTCGCTGCCTCGACGGCCGGTTGACGCTGGGCGAGCCATTGTTGGCGTGCCGGGGCGTGGGTCACGATGACATCGTCTGCCTTGATAAGGTAATTTTTCACCTCATCGGCATCGACGTAGACCTCGGTTCCGTCTGGGCGCTTTACGGTGGCGCCGTCCGAATTGCGTAAGGCCCATCGGCGGACCTCTTGGGCGCTCTTGATTTTGGCATCAAGCGCTTCCTGCGTGTCCACATCGGCCAGCGGGTTTTCCGCGGTCGGCTGCAGCACGGGGCGTGCAGCTTCGTTGACTTGGGCTTCCAGCTCGGCGAGGCGCTTTTGGGCTTCCTCGTATTGGGACTTAACGGCGGCGGCTTCTTCGGCGGCTGCGCGCTTTTGCGCGGTCAGTTTATCAATCCTTTTTTGGATCTTGTCCTGGCTGATTGGCTTTTCGTCCTCTTCGCCAGCCTCGTCTTCGTCCTCGGAGCTTTCGCTCGTCGCTTCCTCATTATCTTCGGAGGTTTCCTCGGATTGCTCCGCGGATTCCTCGGTTGTCTCGTCTTGTGAAAGATCACCGGATTCCTCCGGTTTCACTTCTTCCTCAACGCGCTCGGCCGGTGGCCGCAACTCATCGAGAGCTAGTGAAAGTATATCGTCCTTACCTGCAGCCGGAGCTGCTTTCCCTTCGTCCATGGAATAACCTCCAAGTAGTGCCAGAGCGGGCGGCGCTCAGTCCGATCAAACCGATGTGCCATGAGGGCACGACTCCACTTTGATACTAATAAGTATAGCGGCTGCTGTACAAAAGTCCAGCAATATTTTTCAAGTGGCGAGTGACGTGTGACGAGTGACGAGAGCCGGATGGATAGAAAAACCATTACTTGTCACAAACTGTATGCACTTTTTGGCATTGTCCTACGGTTTGCAACAACCTGTCAGAAAGTGATAGGTCGGCGCACGGCGACTTTTAAGAAAAACAGGGGTGTTTTTCTTACAGATTTCGTTACAAATACAGGGTTGTTTCTATAACGTGGCTTGAACTACGGCGCGAAACCTACTCCAAGCGGGAGGCTTCGGCGCGGCGTTGCTCCAATGCGTCCCACAGCTCGAGGAGGGCGTTGAGTTGTCCGCTGGCGTGGGCGAGCCAGCCGGGTTCTTTGGCGGTGGCCATCGTTGAGACGAGCAGGGATGTGTCGGCGATGCGGTCCTGCAGCTCGGTCATCACGGCGAGGAACGCCGGCGGGGCTTGCTCGCGAGTGAAGGACAGGGCGCCTTTGGGGTCGTAGTTGTCGGTGACTTGGTAGCGGTCGATGGGGATGGTTTTGGTTTTGGTGAACATAAGGTGTTTGCTGTTCGCGAATGGCGAATTAGCTACGGCGCATTATGATGATCTCCAGCGCGGTGATGGCATTTTGCAGATGCGGGCCGCAGTCCCGGCAGGCGGGGCCGAGGTGGATGTCGTGGCCGTGGATGTCTTGAATACGAAGCGGCTTGGCACAGATGCCGCAGCGCGGGATGTCACTGCCGCGGCGCCCGGGGCGCAGGCGGCTGGGCGGGGATGGCGGCGACATTGTCATCAGTAGCTTCCTCCTCCGGTTGATCGCAGGATGTCGCCCTCGACGTTGATGGCATCGGAGAGGCAAACGTAACGAAGCAAATCTACAAAATCTTTTGTCGCCCCTTTCTTTCCGTCCGCCGCGGTGTAAGTCTGCAGGCAGTAAATGAGGTTCTTGCAGTTCTCGCTGATGTAGAGCTTCGGCTGGTTGCGCGCGTCCACCGGCTTCTCAGGATTGTATGACAGGGCGTCATTGATCATGCTCACGCCTTCATCGATGCTGTCGCCCGGGGTTGCCGTGAAGAGCATGCCGAGGTCGGCCATCTCATCGATGAGCGTGGTCGGCGATTCCTTGCCGAGGGTGCGGGCGTTGCCGTAGCGCGAATCCATCCATCTCTCGAAAATTTCCTCGCCGCCTTCAACGCGGAGGATCTCGTCTTTGTAGCGCTCCAGGCCGAATCCGAAGTCCTGCTGCGCGGGTCCGGGCTTGCCGTCGAGCTTCTTGCCATCGGGAAGCGCCCACTCGCCGGCATAACCAATGCCCTCGATGTAGGACGTTTGGTCTGGCCACTCGCGGTAGACGACGATGCGGCCAGCAGTGTCGTGGACGGTCCAAATCATCGCCCAGTTCTTGCCGGACGCCGGATCGACCCAGTGGTAGCGGGTGCCTTGCGGGACATCCGAGGCGCGGATGACGTGGACCTTGGGATTGAAGAGCGGGAAGCGGCCGCTGATGGCTTTGGTCGGGACGCCGTAGGCGCGGCAGAGGATTTTTTCTTTGGTCTCGCTCTGCAGCTCTTTCTTCATGCGGGACCAGCCAGCCCAAGGATTGCTCTGCGTGTGAAAGTATAAAACCGGACGCCCCTTCGGATTGATCTGCTCAATGGGCACCTTCTCGTAACCGGCGATCTCGCCTTTGTCGTTTTTGAGCGGGAGAAGCTCGGCGTCGGTGTCGGTGATGGTCTTGGCGCCGGACAAATAGTCGGCAACGGTCGGCGACCAGCCTTCGACCGGAGTGAAGGTCACGGCGAGCTTGCCGTTGCGGTCTACTAAGCGGAACCGGAGGGTTTCAAGGACATCAAGCGGGACCAGCTCGTCCGCCCAAGCAAAATCGATTTCGCCGCCCTCAAGCGTGGACGGATCTTGAGAGTAATTGCGAAAAACACAGATACTGTTTTGTGGGGTCACGAACTTCTGTTCTGTATAGCCCCCCTTAACGCTGTACGTTATATTCGTAATCTGCCCTTTTCTCGCCGTTCTCCACTCCGGCGGCATGTATTTCCAAATACGGGGTTGCTGCAACTCAATGGAGTTGGGCGCCGTGGTTTGGAAGCACCAGACAACTGCTCCGGGCTTGCTGTAGAGCGTCTTGATGACCTCCTTGGCTGCCCATTCGGTCTTTCCGCTGCGGTTTCCGCCCATGACGAGGATCTCGCGGTGCTTTTCCAGCAATTCGGACGCGCGCTTCCACACCGGCGGGATGTAGCCGTAGCGGAACGGGTCACTGGCCTCGCGGGCGATCAGCTCTTCGCGCGTTTTGAGATATTTCCAGCCTTCGTCCGGTCCCAGTTTCTCGAGCAAGTCGAGATCGACCTGCATGACAGGGTGCGGTGTGGGCTTGAAGCGTTGTGCGTGCTCGTTCACGAAGTAGATCGGGCGCCGGCCGGTGCGTTTGCGCAACGCCAGCTTCCCCAAGCCGTTGGTTAAACCGGCGCGGCGCCCAAATTTTTGATGTCCATCGTGGGATTCTCCAACACGACGAACTGATCGCTGCGCATGTAGCGCGTCTCGCCGGTGTCCTCTAGGATCACGGCGTAGATGTTGTTGAAATAGGCGCCCTGCGACTCCACATACCACACCGAGCCGAGACCGAGCGGGGTCTTGACGGCAACGGGGCGGGCGAATTCGTGGATCATTGGAGATTTGAAATTTGAGATTTCAGAAAGATTGCCGGGAACGGTGAGCGCTCACCTTTTCAGCACGCGGGTTGCCAATCTTGCGGCACACCATACGGTGACCTCCCGAGATCGATGCGGCGGGTCGAAGCCCTGCTTCACTGCCGCTCATCCGTGTAACCATGCTGCCCGGACAAAGAGTGTGCAGGCGCCCCGCTCGTTTCGCTCGGCGGGGCTGGGCATAACGGCATGCGCCGCGGGACCACACCACATGGAATCCCGGCGAAAGCCCGATTGAGCCTGCAGGTTTAAAGTCATTTGGATTGTTTGCGCTTGCGCGCGGCGAAGGCGGCGGCGAGGGCGGGCAAATTGTTGCTGGCGCGGTCGCGGCCGACTTCATTGTAAAGTTTGATAGCCTGCTTGAGCTTGGCCTTGATTTCTGGCGTGTCGGTCGGATGACTCGTCAGGTCGTACATGTCTCGGGGCTTAGTCATAAATGGTTACCCTCCATAGCCCGATTTGAGCCACCGCATAGCCCAACCAAATCAGACTATGCCAGTAGCGGTGCTGGATGAGGCCGAGGTCGATGGCGACAGCGAAATAAATGAAGCCGACCAAGGCGATAAGGGCGCCGGAGGTCATCGGCGCGCTTTGGCGGTCTTGGCAGATGCGCGGAAGGCTTTGGCGGTGGGCGCGCCGGCGGAACCGGGCTTGCGCATGCGTTCACCGCTTCCGGCGGCGATGCGGGCTTTTTTGGCGTGGATGTTTGCGTATAGTCCTTTTTTCATGGTTTGTTTTTTCGGATGGCTTCTCGGAAAAGGTATTGGATCAAGTAAGCGCCGGTTTCTTCGTCGCTGCTGGTGATGTGCTTGAGGAAATCCTGCACAACGTGATACAGCTCATGGACGAGCGAACCGGTGTCTGCGGCGTCTTCGATCCAGACGACCGCTTGGCTGCCCAAGCACATCGCCCAAGCGGCGTCGCTGTCGTCGGGCTGGTTGTCTGGGTCTTTGGGGTCAAGCTGGAGAATGTTCGCACACCGCCGGATCGCCGATGACTGCGGGGTTCCGCAATAGAACTCCACAACCAGACCGAAGGTCTGTTCTCGGATGACGAACCGGCGGGTGCGTTTCATTTAGGCGGCTTTTTTGAGGCGCAGGTTCGCGTAGTGCAGCGCGAGGCGGGCTTTGAAGTTTTCCCACAGCGGTTCTGCGGAGAAGATCCAGGACACCTCGAAGTCATCCGGTGACTCTTTGCCGATGCGCACGATCCCGCGGCGCTGGACCTTCATGTCGGGGCGGTTCTCGTTCCATAATTGTTCGTAGCCAGCCAACTGGATCTTGTGCGCAGGGACGATGGCCTTGCTGGTCTTCCAATCCAACAAGACAATCTTGCCGTCGCGGTCGCGCGCGGGGGCGTCGATAGTGCCGCCGAAGAGGAACTCTTCTGAGACGAGCTGCACTTCCGGCTCGATGACGGTGAAGCCCTCGCTGTCCCACCAGCGGCGGAAGTTGTTGTAGGCGATGGTGGCTTTTTCAACATCCGCCGGGGAGAACTCGGCAAGATCCGGCTCATGATTGTGCAGAAAACACTCAATGAGGAAGTGCGCGATGGTCCCGATGTCGGCGGCCTTGTCGCGCACCTTGCGGTAGTCTTGGCCATCGCATCCTAATTTCCACGCCCAGTGGATCAACCCGCTGCTGTCCTCGCCGATCTTGGCGATGGTGCTGGCGCCGGGAACGTCGGTGCCGTCTTTGAGCGGATACTTCTGGTGGGCGCGGGTCTTTTCGAGGCGGACGATTTTGCGTCCGTCCTCGGTGAAGCGATCCGGCTCAACGGGCTTGGCGGCTTTGGAAGGGGAGCGGCGTTTTGCCGCCCCCCTTTTGACTGTGGTGTTTTTCGCTGGCATAGGGTTACCAGGTGATCTCTTCGTCGTCGGTGCCGGTCTTGCGTGCGGCGGGCTTGGCTTCCGAAACGTCGAAGCCGTAGGCGGTGGCGCTGCCGCCATCGCCCCAGGTGACGAGGTCATGCACCATGACAGCCTTGGGCTGCAGCGTGATGCCGGCGCCGAGCGTGCCCGTGTACCAGCAGTAGGGCACGACCGCGACTTGGATCTTGCTGCCGCCGCCGATGTTGTCGGTGATGATGTCGCCGGAGGCGTTGAAGAGCTTGGGTGCGCGGCTATAGGTCTCGCCGGCCTTGTCTTTGCCGACCGCTTTGACCTTGAGC